GGACCAAAAAGAAGAGGGTACTGCTAATATGGCAATCCTTAAATCAAGGTTTGGTAAAGATGGTATTGTATTTTCAGATATAACTTTTGATAATGGGAGGGTTTTGGTTGACATTACCGAAGATGGTGAAAAGGGTAATTCTTTTGTTGAGGCCAGACAAATAAAAGAACAAACAGACCAAAATAGGGTTAATGAGGTTATTAATGCTATACGAAATACTTAAATTAAAAAACTAATAATACACAGAAATATGTACTTAAAAAATTCTGACACAGAAAAAAGATATTCGATTTTCCCTATAAAAAATCAAGATTTGTGGGATGCTTACAAAGCTGCCGAAAAACAAACTTGGGTTGCTGAAGAAGTTAATTTGGCTCAAGATAATTATTCAGATTTAACTGATGATGAGAAATTTTATCTAAAGAACATTTTAGCCTTTTTTACTATTTCGGATGGTCTTGTTATTGATAATCTGTGTGATAACGTAATAGATAATGTAGATATTGCTGAGGCTAAATATTACTATAACCATCAAATGTTTATAGAGCAAGTACATGCAAATGGTTATTCTTTACTTATAGATACATATATTAAAGACCAAAATGAGAAAAAAGACTTATTTAATTCAATGCTAACAAATGATGCCGTTAAAGATAAAGCTTCATGGGCTGAACATTGGTTAAGTAATGGTACTTTTGTTGAAAAATTAATCGCATTTGCGTGTGTTGAAGGTATCGCATTTTCATCAGTTTTTGCTGGTGTATTTTGGTTTAGGAGTAGAAATAAAATGCCAGGTTTAGCTGAAATGAACGAATTAATATTAAGGGACGAATCATTTCATTATGAGTTCGCCTTACAAATGTTTAAAAATTACATAAAGGAAGAATATAAACCAAGTAAAGAAAAAATTAAAGAAGTTATATTATCTTGTTTTGATACCGAAAAAAGGTTTATAGAAGAAAGTCTACCCGATGGGTTACAAGGTATGACTAAAGACATGATGATTGATTATGTTAAATTTGTTACTGATATAGTTTTAAAAGATTTTATTGGTGAAACTGAATTCAAAACACAAAACCCACTTGATTTTATGAAAAAGATTGGTCTGTCATCAAAGAATAATTTCTTTGAAAGAAGAACTGGTGGTGGATATACAAGGGTTGATATACCAACAAGTAATGAAGGTATTTTTGATGACGATGATTTTTAACATTATAAAAAAATATGCATATGAAAATAATTAAAAGGAATGGCAGTAAGCAGTCTTTCATGCCAAACAAAATTTTAAATAGATTAAAACAACAATCAAAGGGTTTAAGTGTAAATGCCGATAAATTATTTCAAAAAGTTATACCACACATAAAAGATGGTATGACTGCAACTAATATAGATGAAATAATTGCTTTTCAATCTGCCGATTTACAAATAGAACACCCAGATTATAGTATTTTAGGTGGTAGAATACTAATATCTAGACAAGCAAAGTTGTTAGAAGTAGAAATGAAGGTAGTTGACCAAAAATTTGATTCTTTTGCCGCATCTACATTTTTAAAAAAATATTCTAAAAAGGATGCAACAGGTGTTCCAATAGAAATACCATCAATGATGTACAATAGGGTTGCCAACCACTTATACCCAAAATCATATAAAAATAGAAGAAAACTACTTGAAGAGTTATATGATAAGAAAATAAACTTTGCTACACCTATTTTGGCTAACTCTGGAATAGAAGGTAGGAATGGTATGATTAGTTGTAATTTAACAACATTAAAAGATGATAGTATAGAAGGTATAAATGAAACATTGGATAAAATTTCTCATGGGTCTAAAGAAGGTTCTGGTATAGGTCTTAATATCGACAGATTAAGGAGTTCAAAAAGTTTAGTTAGTAGTTTTAAAGGATATGCTGGTGGTGTTGTTCGATTTGCTGATATGGTACAATCACATATGAGATTTTATAAACAAGGTAATAGGTCTGGCAGTTGTGCGTTATATTTATCAACATGGCATAAAGATATTTTAGAGTTCTTAGAGTTAAGATTACCCATTGGTGAAGAATTAAATAGAGCTAGAGATTTATTTACCGCAGTTAGTGTAGATGATGTATTCATGAACGCACTATTAAATGGTGAAAAATACTATATATTTTGCCCTAATGACATTAAGTTAGCTGGATTAAATCCACTATATACATCTAATGGTGAACAATTTAAAGAAATTTATGATAAAGCAGTTGAATTAGGTATTGGTGAGCCAATTGAACCAAAAAAGATTTGGGATGCTATTATACGTTCACAAGTTGAAAGCGGAACACCTTATGTTTTTAATAAGGATAATGCAAATAAAAGAAATATGCAAGATAATATAGGTGTTATCGGCCAAAGTAATTTATGTATAGAGGTTATGCAAGCAAGTAAACCAGAATATACACCACAATGTACATTAGCATCTATAAATCTAGCGGAACATGAAGATTTAAAAAGTATTGCCAAATCAACAAAGGTATTAGTTAGAGCATTAAATAAAGTTATTGATATAAACAAATGGTCTGACCAATGGTCTAAGAATGCTGGTGAAGACCAAAGAGCCTTAGCTATTGGTGTTGCTGGTTTAGCTGATTTCTTCGCCAAAAGAAAACTTTCATTTGAAAGTGATGAGGCTAAAAAATGGAATAATGATATTTTTGAGACAATGTATAAGTCTGCGTTGGAAGAAAGTATGAAATTAGCTAAAGAGGATGGACAAAATTACCCAGCCTGGGAAGGTAGTAAATATAGTAATGGTGAGACATATATAGAAGGGTGGTCACCATTAGAAGATGATGAACCAATACCAATGCGAAATTCATTATTATTAGGTTTAATGCCAACAGCATCAAGTGCTATTTTATTAGGTGCATTTGAATGCTTTGAACCTATAACATCTAACCTATTTACTAGAATGGTTGGTGATGGTGAATTTATAGTGGTTAATAAGTATTTAGTGGAGGAATTGGATGTTTTAAACTTATGGACTAATGAGATACGTGATATTATTATCTCAAATGAAGGTAGTATACAAGAAATACAACAAATACCAGAAGATATAAGATTTAGATATAAAACTGTTTGGGAAATACCACAAAAAATATTACTTGAATTAGCTATTATTAGAAATAAATACGTGGACCAATCACAAAGTATGAATGTTTACCATAAAGATGCTAAATACAGTAAGATATCAAGCGCATTAGTTTTTGCTTGGAAAAATGGCCTAAAAACTGGTGTGTACTATACCAGAACAGAATCTAAATTAGGTAAAAATAAAAAATTGTCTGCATCTCATAATAAAAGTGAAGAACCAATTAATAAACCAGAAAACTCTATGTTTAGTTGTGCTGGTGGTGGTTGCGATACTTAGAGGCTTTAATCTAGTATTTAATTTTTAAAAAATAACATATAAAATGAAGAAAATAAAACTTTTCTTCATTTTTTTTTCATAAAATATAATTTTGCTGAAATTGCTTATATTTAATATAAAACAAATTATATTTTATGAAAAATTTAAATTTATTAATTTTATTGTGTTTAACACAAATTATGTTTGGTCAAACACACAAAACATTTGTTAAAAGTTTTAATACTTACGACAATTATAGTATTATGTGTGACCTACCAGGTGATTTAAAGATAGAAAGATGGGATAGACCCTATTGTCAGCTTGTTTCTGGGGTAAAAATAACTAATTTTGGTGATAATATATTATCTAAGTTGGTTATTAGTAAGAGATATGAAGTAAATGTAAATAATGATTTAAATCACACACAAATAACTCTACCCAATATAAAGAATTTCGTTATGGTTAATGGGGTTGATTTAGAAGAAGAATTTATTTTCGTTATTAAGGTTCCTAACCATTTTAATGTGATTAAAAAGAAAATATCTGAAGAAATACTTCAATAAGTATATTTATATATAAACACAACTATGGCAGATAATGGTAACTTTATTAATATTGCATTCCCCTTCAAAGAAAGTAGAAGGGGTGATTTTGTTAAGTTAAATAGTTCAGATAAGCAAGCTATTAAGGCTGATTTAATGCATCTTATACTTACTAGAAGAGGTGAGAGACTTTATTTACCAGATTTTGGTACTGACTTACTTAAGTATATTTTTGAAATGAATGATGAGTCAACACATGTTGAAATAAAGAAACATTTAAATGGTGTTATAAAGAAGTATTTACCAAATTTACAAGTAAATGAAGTAATTGTTGAACAAAGTGAAAGAAGTGAATATGCCGTTACCGTTAGAATCGATTATACTATAACTGATGATGTTTTTGAAGATACTGATTTTGTTATCATACAACTATAATATCAATTAATTGACATTGCTTGGTTTTGTAATAAATTCAACTCCACAAACTCT